TCGACGTCGGCATCACCGACGACGGGCAGGGAAAGTTTGTGTTCGATAAAAAGCAGCACCTCGCGCTGGCCATCGCGCACCGCGGCGGCGATGGGATCAAACGGACGTCCCAGCGTGCGCTCAAAGGCGGGCCGGTTCATGCGGAAGTAGGCGCGGAGGTTGTCGAGGACAACGCGCCCGTCTTCGTTGTCGAAGCAGCGGTGGTAGGCGTTGTTGATGCGCTGAAGCGACTTGCTGCGCTCCAGTTCTTTGTCGGTGGTCATGCGGTGGCTTGATTCATCAAACGTCCAAGGGCGCTGTCCTGCTTCACGCTACCAGCCTTGCCTGCGGCCTCGGCCATCGTGAGCATCTCTTGTTGCTGCTGCATCTGGGCCTGTGCTTCGGCGCGGGCGCGTCGGGCGTCCTCGACCTCGTCCTCTTCGGCCAGCCAGTCGGCGGGCAGTCCGTCGTTGCGGGCGGTTTCGCGGGCGATGACGTCCCACTTGAAGTTGTCGAGTACCTCCGGTCGCACTTGCGCGATGATCGCGTTGCGCTCCATTGTCCTTGCCAAGGAAAGGTTGTGCATGGCGCGGATGGCGAGCGCGACCTTGCTGACGTAGCTGACTTCCGGTTCCGGCAGCATGGGCTGGCCCATCGCGTCCATTTGGATCGCGTCCTGCGGCGGCGGGGGGAAATGGCCGTTGCGGATGAGGATACCGAAGACTCCGCGCAGCATGGGCGAAAGCAGTTCCGTCGTCTTGCGGGTGAACGATGGCGAAAACTGCACCAGCTTTTCACTGGCCCGCTCGGCCACTTCGGTCGCGGTCATGTTGGTGCGCTCCATTGAGGCAAACATGCGGAACATATCGACATGCATGGCGGTGTTGATCGCGTTGGTCTTGCGGGCCTCGCGGTCGAGTCCGATGGAATAGTCGCCCGCGGTGGCCCACTCCTGCGGCAGCGCGTTGGGCTGGGTCGGGTCGAAGTAAGTGACGCCCCCAGAGCGCAAATCGACTTCCCCTTCGTGCGTAGCGGGCATAAGGAGACGAGGGAACGCTTTGATCTCGGAGAGGGCGTCAAGCTGTTTGGCTAAAAAGTTGAGTTGGCGGGCTTCGGGCAGCGCCATCCATGCCGGACTGACGCCGTAGACGCCCTGCTGGCTTTTAACGTGGCGACCGGCAAAGAAGGGTTTCTCGTCGTAACCGGAGTTGCGGCAGACATGCTTGTTGCTTTGGTCAACGTAGACGCTGGCCCAAGGCTTGTTCGGCCCGTCAGCCTTGTTGCGGTCGCGGTCGTTGTCTTCCCGTTTGTAGAGGGCATGAACGAACCGATGCTTAACCGTTCCGCCCTTGCCGGTGCGCCGGATCTCGGCCAGCTTCTTCTGCATGGCGGGCGCGAGGGCGTCTTCGCCAAACTTGTCCGCGGCTTGCAGGACGGTCAGTTCCAGTTCGCGGAACACAGTGTCAATCAACCCCTCGTCGTTCTCGGCCAAGCTGTAGGTGCCGATGTCAAACTTGTGGAATACAAGCGGGTGCGACATGCCGCTCTCGACAAACATGCAGTAAGTGCCGAAGACGCTGTCGTCATAATACAACTCATGGATTTCCGTATAAAGGTTACTGGTCGCCAACAGTAGCTGGGTCGCCTCGGAACACTTGGCATACCACTGCTTGGCCTTGTCGCTCATCACACCCTTGGGCGGCTCGTAGACAAACCACCGGCTGTCGGCAGGCGTGATATAGGCAAGCTGACCATTGGCCAGCGTGGCCGCGGCTTGGACGGCAGAGGTGTCGAAGAGGACATCGTAGCGCGAGCTATCCGGCACGCTGCGTTTGGCGCTGATCTCGGCCTTGCGCGGCAGGAAGTATTCCGCCAGTTCCTGCCAATGCGTGTCCCATGAGGCACGCTCGGAACCCAAGTCTTGGTTGCGGGCAAGAACCCAGTCAGCGAGTTGGACGTTGTCTTTCACCACATGTCGGGGTCGTTAGCCGCGGTAATCAGCAGGACGATGCCCACCGCAAAGACGGCCAGATGGAACGTAAGTTCCATTCATCAGCCCAAGAGGCTGTTGGCTCCGGTGGCCGGATTGACGTAGCCGCCGGTTTCGCCCGCGAGGATCGACTTGCGGAACCCGCTGCGACGGGCTGCGGCGCTGCGCTGCATGTTGGCAGCGTCGTTGGCTCCCATCGTCTGGGCCTCCGGTGGCGGGGGCGGCGGTGGCGGCGCAGGGGGAAGCGGAGGTGCTTCAAACTTGGGCATGGCCGGAGGCGCGGGAGGCGTCTTGGCCCCGCCGCCGAAGTGGCAACGGCACGTTAGGTCAATCTTGGACGAGTTGTAGAATCGCATATTTTTGGATGAGTTTGTCGGTCTGAAAGAAAGTCAGCGGATGCCCACTTCGCTCCCATGCGATGAGCGGAAGATAAAAGGGGATGTGGCGCAATAGTTTTTTGACTAAACCCTGCAAGCCTTGGTCGTCGGCCAAGGCAAAGGCGTAGACATACCATGCGTCCCAGTCCTTGCGCTGAAAGCCACACCAGACGTCGTTGATCATCTCCTGCGGGGCCGCGCTGCACACCGGACGCGCCATCATCACATACTCCGGCGTGCTAAAAAAACAGCCATGCGAAAGGTGCGCGAGCATGTCCTCTTCAAACGTCCGCGGGCTTTGCGGCGTGTAAAGCATCTTGCATTTTTCGATGGGCGTCATCGTCGCACGATTGTCCTGCGGTTGAAGTCCAAGTCGCGGATGCCGGTCGTCACCACGGTCGGGCGCGGCTTGGCAAAGCCGGTCTTGAGCATCCCGCACATGTCGGCCTCGGCTATCATGCGGAGCGCGTCCGCGGCGTGGCTGGCCCAGTTGTGGACTGGCTCGTTGACCACAATGCCGGTGGCGCTGCTGCGCTTGTAGGCGTAGTTGGCCAAGGCATCGAGGCCACGCTCGCAGGCAGGCAGGCGGAAGCTGAACCGCGGGAACATTTGCAAACAGGCGTTGATGCCGATCCAGATGTCATGCGTCCGCGGTAGGACGCGCACGTTGGCCAGACCGGCCTCGGCGTAGACTTGGGCGTCGGCCTTGCCGCTTGTCCTTGTCGCCGCGGCATCGTGAGGCAGGAAATGCGCCCCGTAGCTGTAGCCCTTGGCCAGCATGTGGCCGACGCGCTGGACAGGGGTCATGTCCAGATCCATGTCGCAGTCAATTACGCGGATCTCGTTGCCGCCGATCACTTGGAAATACCAGACCACCGTATTGACCGGACTACCCAGATCCCACGCGGTATGCACCAAGGTCGAGTTGTCGGTCTTGAACGCACTAATTGCACCGGAGGCGCGGAGCTTGTCCAGTTCGCCCGCATAGATTGCGCCCTCGACCGGACTCTTGAAACACTCATCCAAGGTGGTGGGGAACTCGCGGTAGATGAAGAGGCCAAGGTCGCGGGACTGCCGGTCATACCACAGGCGCTGCTGCGGGCTGAACGTGTGGCCGGTCGTCTGCTCCATGTTGTCCAAGTATTGACTGATCGCTGGACTGATCGTGGACACATCGCCCTCGACGACATAGGTCGGGTCGCGCCACCACGGGAAGAAAACCACGCGCCAATCCTTGTCCGTCTTGGCCGCTTCCGGCGTCTCCAAGGCTCCCTTGACGATCTCCCAGAGGTGGCCCCCTCGCCCGCCCTTCCAAGTGGTCTCGATGATGATCCGGCCATGTTCCGCGCTGGGAATCGCGCCGGTCAGAATCTCCTCGGAGCGCCGCGGGTCGTCCGCTTGGATCACACCCCACTCGGAGAGGTGCAGCCAGTTGTTGGTGCCGCCACGCGCTCGCAGGCCCGCAAAGAACGACGAGGCCGCGTTACCCGCCACGCTGACCTCAAGGATGCTGCCACTGTCCCTCACCCGCTCAATGTGCTGCAAGGTGCCGCTGGGGAGATTGTCCACCGCTACCTTGGCAATGGTGGCCAGCTTGCGCTCGGCATCCGCCGCGGTCTGATCGACCAACGAGCATTGGGTTCCCGCGTTCCACAGCATCTGGTCGGTCAGCAGGACGTCGAGCGCGGTGGACATGCCCAGACGCCGCGCCTTCAAGATGATCAGTCGCTTGACGCCCTCTTTGAAGAGCATGTCGTAGACCCGCTGCTGCTCGGCCCGCGGGGCGAACTTGATGATCCGCCCGTCGTCAGCCCGCTTGATGTGATACAGATTGCGTAGCCGCCAAAGCGGGTTCGCAAGGTCGTTAGTCGATGACATCCGGCGGCGGGATCAAGCTGGCCAATTCTTCTTCGGTGAGTTGTTCGACGCCGTCGATCTCGCCCGCGTCAAAGGCGGCGGCGAGGTCGGCTTGCCAGAGGCAGCGGAAGGCGAGGCGTCCGTCGATGAGCGGCTGGCCGGTGATGGTGCCGTCCACCAAAGACGCTGCGCCGATAACCGTGCGGGCCGAGTCGCCATAGAATCCGCCGATCGTCACGATCATGCGCGGGCCGTCGCGTAGAGGCTGGCCGTATTGCGCGAGCAGATCGGGAAAAAGTGCGTTCACGGCGTTGGCCGGAACGGCGATGATGCGTTCGGTTGGCTCGAAGTTGCTCATGGTAAGCCAAGGCCGGTGCCGAGGGTTGATTTGTAGAGGGTGTAAAGGGCAGAAACAGTTTGAGCCGAAAGACCTGCATTTACGATTCCTGCAACTGAAATTGTTGCTGAAGTGAATCCCGCTGGGCCGTCGTTGCCCCCGAACAATACGTTTGC